AACCGCAACAAGTTTTACAGGTAATATAAACATAACAAATGATAATGGTGCTAGTATAACAAGTGCAGGTATTTGGATGGGAACTAATAGTTCAGCTTATAATGCAGCAGGTAATACTTTTTATAATATATCTACTACATCTACAGGAGTTAAATCATTAAACTTTACAAGTCTTACTGGTAATACAACTTATTATTATTGGGGATCAGCAACTAATAGTGCAGGAACAACAATATCTAGCGCATACGAAACAGTAACAACGCCTCTGCAAACATATCCTTATATAGTTTATTATAACAATACAAGCGCTTATTATGCTTGTGTAGTTAGTAGTACAAGCACATATTATTCTACATCATCAAGTTGGGCGGCAGGAATAACATTATATACTGATTCAGCGGCTACAACTTTAGCGCCTGACGGGTGGTATAGATATAACCCAAATACATACAATGAAATTAGCGGAGGTAACGGAGTATTGGGAACACAACAAAATTGTAATTTAGATGTACAAAGATTAAGAATAACAACAGCATATCCTAGTACAAATTTTTATGATATAACAACAGCATTTAATTCTACATTAAGCACAACTAAACTATTATGGACTACTATACCAGTTACAGGGGGAAGTAGAGTTTATACAGATGAAAACCTAACAACACCTGTTACATATGGTTTAGGAACATTTAAAACTTTACATACATATCCACAAGATTATAAATATCAACTATATCCAGATCAAGCATTTTTTGCAGCAAAGATTCAAAGATATAATACAAGTACTCAACAATGGTATGATTATCAATCTCAATACACACAGTTCTGGCAATTAGATAGTAATGGTTATATAGAAAGAGTTTATTGGAATTATGATAATGGTGATTTATACTATGACAGCGTTAACCCATCTACAGCAGGTTTATCTGGTATTAAAATATCAAGCACAGGTAGTAGCGATGCAACAACTGCTTGTGGTACTACACCAAGTACAATAGTTTATTACGATGAAACTACTTTAGGCAATAATACAGTATTATATACAGATTCTAGAGATGCAGGAGAAAGTACTGCTAATAATAAATTTAATGGTGGTGGTAACTGGTATAAGTTTGAAAATAACTATAGAGCGCAAATAAGTAGCAGCGGTGTAGTATCTAATTATGCAAGTTGTTAAAAAAATAAAATAAAGTTATTATATATATATGTTACATAGCATAATCGAATTATTGAAGTACTCTAAAAGCAAAAGCGAGAATGTACAAATAGCTAAAGGTAAATATAAACTACCTAGTAGTGTAAAAGAAGCGTATAACCAATTTAAACAAGAGCTTAAATGGCAGAAAAAAGGGTAGTAGAATTAGAAGTACAGGTACAGGAAGTAATAAAGAACTTACAAGAGATAAAAGAGTCTTTTGCGGCTGTAAAAGAAAGTGTAGATAGTGTAGAAAAAACAGGAAAAGACACAACTAAAAAATTAAGTGATGGTTTTAGTGGTGTAAGATCTGCTGTAGTAGGTGTAGGTGATGCATTAAGTTTTATAGGTCTTACTTTAAAAACTTTAGGTATTAGTTTAATTATAGAAGCATTTGCAACATTTAAACAAATATTAGTACAAAATCAAAGAGTTGCTGATTTATTTTCTAAATCTTTTACATTTATTACAACAGTATTCAACGATTTTGTTGATTTAGTTTTAAATAATTCTCAACCTATAATTAATTTCTTTAAACAAATATTTGAGGATCCAATAGGTTCAATAAAAGATTTTGGTAATGCAATATTAGAAAATTTAACAGAAAGGTTTAATAGTTATTTAGAAACTTTAGGTTTTGTAGCTAGTGCAGTTAAAAAAGTATTTAGTGGTGATTTTGCAGGTGCCTTAAATGACATAAAAAGTGCAGGTAAAGAAGCTGTAGATGTATTAACTGGTGTAGATGGTACTGTAGATAAAGTAGCAAAAGTGTTACCAAATGTAACAAAAGCTGTAAAGGATTATGTAACTGAAACAGCAAACGCAGCATCGGCTCAAATAGATTTAGCAAATAGTGCAAAATTAGCATCTGCACAACAAGAATTATTAAGAATACAAAATTTAAAAGCCGCTGAAGAACAAAGACAAATAAGAGATGACACTACAAAAAGTATTGAAGAAAGAATACAGGCAAATGAAAAATTAGGAAAAATACTTGAAGAAGGTTTAGAACAAGAAAAAGTATTAGCAGAAGCTCAATTAGCAGCTGCTCAAGCAGCATTAATTAATAATGAAACAAATTTAGATTTACAAGCTGAATTAGTACGAGCGCAAGCCTCAGTATTAGATGTAGAAGAAAGAATTGGTGGTCAAAGATCAGAACAATTAACAAATGAAGCAGGGTTATTAAGAGAAAAACTAGATTTACAAAATGCTGAAATAGATAGACGAAATGAAATTAATAGATTAGATTTAGAAGGTCAATTAGCTGTAGAAGATGGTATATTAGATAGATTAGAATTAGAAAGGCAACTTGCTGAACAAGAATTAAATATTGCTAATGAAAGATTAGAAAATACTAAAGCTATATTTGGAGAAGGAACTGTTGAATATGAAAATGCTTTAGCAGAGAGAGATGCTGCAGAAAAAAGATATAATAATTCTAGTGTTAAAAATGAAAAACTAGTAGCAGAAGCAAAAAGAAAAATTGTTGCAGATGCATTAGGTGGTCTATCGCAATTATTAGGAGAAAACACTGTAGCAGGTAAAGCTGTTAGTATTGCTCAAGCAATTATAAATACATATGAAGGTGCTACTAAAGCATTAGGTCAAGGTGGTATATTTGGTGGTATTGCAGCTGCAGGTGTAATAGCGTCAGGTTTAGCAACTGTTAAAAAAATAGTAGCAACTAAAATACCAGGAACAAGTGATACAGCAGCAGCTCCTGGATTACAAAATACAATACAACAAGCGTTACCACCAGCATTTAATGTAGTTGGAGCATCACCTATAAACCAAATTTCACAAGCATTAAACAACCGTGAACCAGTTAAAGCATATGTAGTGTCAAGTGATGTAACTACAGCACAGCAATTAGATAGAAATATAATTAGTGAAAGCGGAATATAAAAAAAACAACAATAAATATATTATATAATTATGAAGATAGTAGAACTTATTTTAGACGAAGAACAAGAGTATTCAGGTATTGAAGCTATATCTATTGTAGAGAAACCAGCTATTGAAGAAGATTTTATTACACTTAACGCTGATGTAGAATATAAATTAGCGCAAGTAGATGATGAAAAAAGAATATTACTTGGAGCGTTACTAATACCTAATAAACCTATACTTAGAGTTAACGAAGAAGGCGAATACTATATATATTTTAGTAAAGATACAGTTCGTAAAGCAAGCGAATTATATTTAATGGAAGGTAACCAAAACAATGCAACACTAGAACACCAAATGCAACTAAAAGGTTTAAGTTTGGTAGAATCGTGGATAGTAGAAGATCAACAAAAGGATAAAACTGCTTTTTATGGTTTAAAATACCCAGTAGGTACTTGGGTAGGTAGTGTTAAAGTAAATAGCGAGAAAGTATGGCAAGAATTTGTTAAAACAGGTGCCGTAAAAGGTTTTTCAATAGAAGGCTATTTTCAAGATAAGTCTACATATAGAAAAGACGAGTTAAATGCTATAGAAATAGAAGAAGCAGAGTATTTATTATCTACTTTAAAAGATATTGTTAATGGTTTAGAGGTTACACTAGAAAGTTATAACGATTACCCAGATTCTGTTGCAAATAACGCTAAAAGAGGTATAGAACTTAACGAAAAGGTAAATAATAAGTGTGCAACTGATGTAGGTAAGATAAGAGCGCAACAATTAGCTAAAAAAGAAAAGATAAGTACTGAAACAATAAAAAGAATGTATAGTTATTTATCTAGAGCAGAAGAATACTATGATGAAAGCGATACAACTGCTTGTGGTACTATAAGTTACTTACTATGGGGTGGTAAATCTGCTAAAAGTTGGGCAGAAGCTAAAATGAAAGAATTAGATTTAGCTATTGAAAAAGAATTAAAAGAACCTTGTCAAGCAGGATACGAAATGATAGGGTTTAAAATTAAAAATGGTAAAAAAGTACCTAACTGTGTCCCAATAAAAAAATAATATGTGTAACTGCGAAACTTGTATTTGTAAATAATGCCAAAGAAAGATAAACATTATAAAACACCTAGTAGAACGTCACCTAAAGGTGCTAGAAGGGCTTGTTTGTGTCCAGATAATACTTATAGTCGTAAATGCTGCGATGGTTCATTAGAAGCGCAGGGAATAGGTCGTATCTAAAATTTCTTTAACACAAAATGTAAAAAAATATCGTGTATTCATTATATAGTTATGAATGCTACAGAGATATTATCAAAGGTCAAAACTTTATTAGGTGTTGATCCTAATAATGTAGACATAAAATTAGAACAAATTTCTTTAGAAGAAATAACTCTGGAGAACGGTACTGTGCTAACTGCTGATAAGTTTGAATCAGGTAGCGAAGTATTTATTAAAACAGAGGATCAGAATGTTCCCTTACCTATTGGTGAGTATGAACTTTCAGACAATAGAATATTAATCGTTAAAACAGAAGGTATGATAGAAGATATCAAAAATTCAGAAGAAGTAGTAGAAGAAACTGCAGCGGCAGTAGAAGATACTAACCTTGAAGAAGCACCAGTCCAAGAAGAAGAAAAATCTGAAATGGGTTATGCTACTAAAGAGGAACTTACAGCTTTAGCAGAATCTGTTGAAGAAGTAAAAGAGCAAATCAAAGGACTTATCGATGCTATATCAAGCGATAAGGAAAAAGAGGAAATGTCACAGCAAGAAGAATTATCTAAACCTGCGGCAGAAGGCATTAAACATTCACCTGAAAACGTAGAAGAAAAATTAGGTGCAAAGTTTGCAGTTAACTCTAATCAAAACACTACCTATGGTAGAGTATTACAAGCAATTTCTAACAATAATTAATTAAATAATGGCAACAACAACTTCAATAACAACAACGTATGCTGGAGAATTTGCAGGGAAGTATATTTCAGCTGCTCTATTATCTGGTAAAACACTAGCAGAAGGTAACATATCTATTGTACCTAATGTTAAGTTTAAACAAGTAATGAAAAAAGTAGCAACGGATGCAATCGTAAAAGATGCAACTTGTGACTTTACAGATACTTCAACACTAACTTTAACTGAAAGAATTCTACAACCAGAAGAATTTCAGGTAAACTTAGAGTTATGTAAAAAAGACTTTAGATCAGACTGGGAAGCAGTATCAATGGGATATTCTGCATTTGATAACTTACCTCCTAAGTTTTCTGACTTTTTAATTGCTCACGTAGCAGATAAAGTAGCTCAAAAAATGGAACAAAACATTTGGACAGGTACTAATGCAACTGCAGGAGAG